TAAGCAATCTCTCTACACACCTGGCTTTTTCCTATACCTGTACCAGCTGTGAAAGTTACTATCTCACCTAATCGCATTCCATTTAATTTATTGTTGAGACCTTCGTATGGATAATTACAAGTTGATTCTAAATCTTCTTGATTAAGTATATCCCAAGTTTCTTTTCCTTGTATGATACCATCGGGTCTGTAAATTTTTGCACCATAGATGCAATCAATTAAATCTTTACCAAGTCCAGCTTGCACCATATCGCTTGCATCTTTCAAAGGTAGTGATGCTATCTTAGCTTTTGCTGGAGTAAGAAGTGCAGCACATTTAATAGCTGCTTCTTTACCGGGCGCATCATTATCAAAACAAAATATTACATGGTCAAATAATTCTAACCACTCAATATTTTTTGCAACATACTTATGTGCAGAATTTGTGCCACTTGGAATACTAACTACAGGGAAACGATTTTGAAAAACATATTGGCTTACAGTTAAACAATCTATTTCACCTTCAGTTACCACACATAGTTTACCACCATCTCTCCATAGATGCTGACCAAATAATTGTATGTTATCTAAATTACCTTTCCATTTAAAATCTTTGTTGCTGCTTCTTGTATGTTGAGCAACTAAATTATTTTCTTTGTCATAGTAATTAGCAATATGAACGTCCTTGTTTATTTGATAATTAAACTTTCGTAAAGTTTGTGAGGACAGTTTCCTTCTTGTTAAATCTCTATATTCACCTTCTATAAAATTCATATCCATTTTCTTTTTTGGAGTAAGTGAAACTCGAGATGTGTTTTCTTTATATGAACAACCAAAGCAGTAAGCAGAGCCGTCCGTGTAGCGAGCAACATTATCTTTGCTGCCGCAACTCGGACAGGCTTCATGCCTTACGAACTCACTTGTCTTTTCTTCCGCCAAATAGTTCAAGTTGTTCTCCTCTAAATTGTTCTCGTTTCTCCTCCAGATATTGTTTCTCTTCTGGAGTAGTAACTTGTTTTGTTTTAATAATACCTTCCTTCAATAGCCACGCTTGAACATCAAACGATGGACAAGCTTTACTTGAAACTTCATTGTGTCCTTTGATTACAACTCCGGGAAATTGTTCTATCAAATCATTCAATAAATTTTTCAATGTAAGCCATTGTTCTTTTGTGAAGTTATTATCTGGTACATTCACATCAGCTTCACTAACTCCACCAATGAGACATAGGCCAATAGATTTATGATTGTGTCCTTTGACGTGAGCGCCAGCTTCCATTAAATCTCTACCAGTTTCTTTAGTGCCATCTCTTTTGATGACGAAGTGGTAACCAATTTTTAAGAAGCCTCGTTCTCTGTGCCATCGGTCAATCTCTTTGGCGTCTATATCCATTGATGGTTTCGTTGCTGAGCAATGCACGAAAATTGTATCAGTTATTTGTCTTGGCATTTTCTTTTATCCATTCAATCGGTATGTGTTTAGTTGCATATTTGAAGCCATATCGTTTGCACCAATCACCATAAGTAGTTTTAGATTTCTTCCCTATCTTCTGATTAGGATTAGAAAAAACAAATCGTATGTCGTATTGACTTCCGAATTGTTCTCTTATGAGTCGATGCTTTTTTCTATCACTCGTTACAAACTGACCTTTACCTTCAATGATAATTCCATTTGGTAAAGTGAAGTCTGGAGTATAACGAGATTGTTGTTCTGGTTTTTTATACAGGATAGTAAGGGTCTCATAATCATACGAGACCCCTAAATCCGTGAGTTGTTTCGCTATCTCTTCTTCAAGTCCAGAGCGAAATTTAGAAGTCGCCTTCTTCAGGCGTTTCCTCTTTAGTTTCATTCTCTGCCACGAAGCCTTCTTCTTCTTGAAAACCATAAGAAGAAGCATCAGCTCCACCAGTTACAAGTTCAATTATTTGTACTGCTTTTAATCGAAGCGATACGCCAGCGCCTATTGAGCTAACAAAGTATGGCGACATTTGAAAAGCAACTTTTGCTTTTGTGCCTCCCCATATTGTTTTGCCGTTAGCTTGGAATACATTTCCTTTGGCATCATAGAGTATAGGTTTCTGTTCCCATCTCTCACCATTAGGTCTAGTACCAGACGCTTTGAGTTTAAAAGTAAAGACGTAGTTTCCGTCTTCATCTTCTTGGTAAGGTGGGTTAGCAATTTTAACTTTCTTACCTTTTGATTTTGTATACTCATCAGCGTTGGCTTCTATTGCATCATCAATAGATTGCTTTAGACTTTGTGCATCTTCTGCAGTAAGTCTTAAATTTGCTCGCCATACTCCGTGAGTATCGAATTTGGTATCCGCCTTATTAAGGTGTGGATATACCAGCACTCCCTTTGGAGTGGTTACGTTTGTATTTGTCATATAACCTCCATAAGTGTGCGAAGCTAATATCTATTTATGGTGTCGGTTAATAGTAATCCGTGTACTACTAAGCAAAGAAGTAATCACTCTCTAATACTTTTTCAAGTACTAGGTTTCCCTTTTCTGGGAGTGGTGGTATTTTCTTTTGATTTCTAGGAGATAACATAGCGTGTATCTCATCTCTAAATTTCTCAAGTAAATCTTCTTCAAACATTTCTACGAATACTTGTCTCAAAGATTTAGATAATCTCTGAACATTTGTAGCGTGTACTCCGTAACTATCATGTACCATTGCAAAGTGATGCACGCCTTGCGCCTTCATCTTACAGGTAACAAGTGCCATCGCTGCACTATCCAATGAATGAATATAGTTAGGTGAACAACCCGACTTTTGCCTACGTCTATTTAATCTTTGACCTTCTTCTTGTAGTGATAGTTTCACAATACCTTCATTCATTTTAGTTTCTATTCTACGAGTAGTAACTTCTCTGTATGCTTGTATTACTTGAAACCCGGAAGGAGTACTCCAAGTTATAGGTAGGTCTTCTATTGCTGCAAGTCTTGTAACTTGCTTCAACCATTCCATTGCTTCTCTAGCTTTGACTACAGTTTCATCTATCTGTCGCCACATAATTTGTGCAAGATAAATTGTAGGATAAAGTAAATCATCACCGAATGGATTTGTCTTTGCATCTTCACGCAAATAATCTTCAATGTATTCTCTGCAACTATACATTGTACCAGAGTATGGAACTATCATAACTGGCCGCTTACAAATCTTTCTATCAACTCCAAGCTCCAGCCACATATCAGCCATTTGTTTTTTAGACCACTTACATTTTTCTCTGAATGGTTCATCAACTTCATTCTCAAGTTCAGCTACAGTTTTATCTGCAACTATTCCGTAAATGTCTTGAGGCGTATTGCTTGGTATTAAGTTAGTTGCTCTACCTCCTATCTCATCTCTGAGTAGAAGAGAGAATACTTGTAACCCATTACATGAACCATCAACTGATACAGGTATATGTGTTTCATGGTTTGCACCTAACCTACAATAACTTTCCCATTCAAAACAGAATGCAAGAAAACAAAATGGTTTGTCTGCAGATTTCCAGAAGTCATTACCTAAAGGATTTCTAGCAGCTTCAATAATATAATCTTGATTATCTTCTACCCACTTCACCCTATCATCAAGACTACATTTATCTTCACCATATTGATTAGCTCCATGTATCGCTAACCATCTAGCACTATCTGCATTGTTACTCATGCGTTCACCTTTAGAAAATTCTAATAACGCACGTGAGTATTCTATACCTTGAGGGTTTAAAAACATTGGTATTGGATATGCTCTACCTCTGAAGTCTAGCTGGTGAGGAAAATATATATCTGGTTCTTTTTCTTTTTGTTTAGCTAGTTTAATTATCTTATCTATCTGTAACCTTTTAGATTTAGAAGCAGCATTAAAACTATCTACATTTTCTTTTCTTCTTTTCCATGCAACCCATTCATCTTTGTTATCTTTCAACCACTCTTCAAACTCTTTACCTTTGAGGTTGTTTGGTTTTGCTGGTGGTTCAACATTATACTTTGTAGGTATCTTACCTATCATCGCATTGTTTTGATACATGGTCTCCAGCACCTGTAAGACTTTGGAATTGATACGCCAGCTGGTATCTTGCAAAGCATTTGTGCTGTCATATACAGGCTTCATCTCGTCTACCCGGTTAGCTAACTCCGATAAATAGTTTTGATTTCTGGTTTTTATCAAGGTCATCTGCCTTAGTATTGGTGAATGATACCCACCTTTGAATGGGTGAATCCATTTCTTAGGCTCAATAATTGTAGGATAAAAGCTAGGACAAAGGACGCTGGTTCTCTTCATCTTTTCCTCAATCCATTTGAGGGTTTTATCTGTAGCTTCTACAAACTCTGGCGTATTATTCTTACCTAGTCTGACTTTCTTACGCTGAATAATACCCTTAGTCCTTATGATTATATCTATAAGTTTACAGCCAAGATGCAGCTTGTCTGACATTGGCCAGCTTTCCCATTCT